GCTGCACTGGATCATCTAGCTTAAATGTTAAGCCAGCACTCGGTGTCAGGATAGCAACAGAGCCATCACGCTTTAATCCTTGGCCGTTCCATTGCACAGGTTTTGCTGCATCGTTTGCAAAGTACTGGTGAACAACTAATCCACCAACACTCTTTCCAATCTGTATTCCAAGTTGTGTGTTTGCAGCAACATGGTATTCTACTACGTTTGGCTTGAATACAAATACACCATTCACTGGGGTTAGCTTTTCCCACCATAGCAAGTCGCCCCAGAAGAAACCAGTACTTGAACCTACAGCTTCTTCTAATCCCTTCCAGATGTTTGCTAATTTTGTGTACAGGTCTGGGCGTGTCTTTGCTGACTTCTTTTGTAGGTCGTACTCTTCCCACTTCTTTGGACTATCTGCAAAGTACTTCGCATCAAACATGTACTTGTCTTGTATTGTGAAACGACCATCAGGAAGACGACCAAATATCAATGCAGGAAACCCGTCAAACTTAATTGTTATAGATTGTGGGTTCTTAATAACGAAGAGCAGACTTTGAACAGCCTGCTTTGCAGTAGCAGAGCCATCAAAGATAGCATCCTCTGGGTGAGGCTGTGCGCCTGCTCTGGCTTCTGTGAGTATTGAGTTAATAAAGTCTAGTTTCATCATATTGTTATTTATCGAGTTATCTATAAGTAAATACTTAATGTTTATCATATCTGCATAAATAAACATATGACATACTTAAACAACAAATACACTAAAATTTATCATCAAATCATTTCCCGTGCTCAACAACGAATACTCAGTGAATACGTCGAAACACACCATATCATTCCTAAAAGTTTAGGTGGAAGCGATGATAAATCTAATCTTACTAATTTAACTGCAAGAGAACATTTCATCTGCCATTGGTTGCTAACTAAGATGACTACAGGAAAAGATAAAGCAGATATGTTCTATGCATTAAATGGGATGAAGCGTAAGAATAAACACCAAGAGAGATATGAAACAAAAATTACTAGCAGAGTTTATGCTCGCATCAGACCATTGATTGCAGAACAGCATTCAAAAAGAATGACGGGTATAAAACGTGGTCCACAATCAGCTGACCAACGAGCAATTACTTCTGCTGCTAACAAAGGCAAGAACAAAGGAAAGACACCATGGAATAAAGGTAAATCTGGACTTCAGATTGCATGGAATAAAGGTATTGCTAGAACTGAAGAAGAGAAAGCTGCAATTCGGGCAGGAAAACAAAATATTTCTCCTGAGGTTGCTGCGAAAATTAGTGCAGCAAAAACTGGTGTTGCCTGGAGTGAATCGCGTAAGTTAGCATCAAATGCAACTTGTCCACATTGTGGCAAAGAAGGAAATCGCGTGCCACTGGGACGTTGGCACTTTGATAATTGTAAATTTAAGAAGTAGAACGAATCATTGCTGTTATTTCGGTGGACTTACTTGCCAATAATTGTTTAGTCTTCTCTGCTTTTTCAATTGCTGCTGTGGTTGCAGCTTTGTCGAATTTTGAGGAAGTAATAACCTTATCAATTTTTCCTTGATAGATATCTGCAATCGCATTAAGTAATTCATCCGCAGAACTATAACCGAGCAAGACATTATTTAATTCGAGGGTTTCAGCAATACCACGAACTGATTGAACCATATCACTTACACGTATCTCACCAATCATACCTGGATATGCTTTTAGTCTTGGCGATATCTTCTTGCAGTCAAAAAACTTAGCAATATCCAATGCCCAAGACTTGGGATTGTTTGTAATGGTCTGTAGCTCAACATCCTTAGTTGTTCTAAACGGAACAATCTGGCCGCCTTGTGTCTTAATTTGTACACCGTGTCCACCACCTATGCTCATGTTAAGAGCTTCACCCAATGATGAGTAAATGCTATTGCATAGCACACCCTTAACATTGTATTCAGGTGCGAGAGCAGTAGTCCATGCTTTGTTGTGTGAGTATGCAGTAATCAAGTCAACTTGAACATAGTCTTGACCAATTTGGAATATAACGTTTGTGCCGTTGCTTGTCTGGAAGTCTGGAGAAGCTTCGCAGAACTCTTTAATACCAGTCTTGATTATATCTGCGTTGGCATTGTTGGTTGTTCCTTCAATACGTGGGATAAACAAGTTAACGTCTATGTCACCGTATTCACGTTCTGGATTCTGTACTAGGTCACGTTTGTAATACGTTGTGCTACCGCAAGTCTGTCCTAGCTCAACTGGAGGAATATTCTTAGACTCGAGATACTTATTGAGATTGGCAACAAAGACATGCAGAACTTTAACTACCTGCTCAACTAACGCAGGAGTGATATGTGTATTCTGTGTAGCTGGATTTGCCCAACCACCTTCGTTGATAATGTCTCTTACTTTCACAGCATGTGCCCCATCTTACGGAACCATGCCGCAGTGCCCGGTGCTGCCTCTTCTGGCATTGTAATAATACCCTTAGCTTGGTCTTGTTTAGCTTGTGCTAGCTTGCCCTCTTTGTCTGGGTCATTCTCTAATGCCTTCAATACCGCTGCAACAGAGTTTAAGTCCGCTGCCTTAGCTTTTGGATTTAGCAATAACTTTGCTGCGGCATCGCGATTGTCTGCAACAACTTCATTGTTGTCTCTGCGATTCACTGTGCCGGCAAATGCATCAATCTTGTAGCCTAGGAATTTACCAATGCTGTTTAGCAGAATGTATAAGTGGTTAGCTTTAAAGCCTGGATCTTCATAACTACCACGGGGACCATGTTGATGCCAATCTGCAACTTTTGCTGCATTGGGAATAATCATCAAGTCAACTTGTGCAAATTGCTGTTTGCCACTAACAGATGAAACGTATGGAACATCAACGTGTACATTGCGTCCTTTGACTGCTACAGCATAACCCTTGGCCTGAAAGTATTTTGCCAGTGATTGCTTTGCTTGCTTTTCATCAGTCACACCGAAGTTCTGAACAGTAGCGTCTTGGTCTAGGAATAAATCTATATCCCCGCTAATTGCTTTGTGTCCAGCAGAACCAATGTCTGCCATGACTTGTTTTTGTAGAGCAGATGGTAGTTCACGTTTAACTGTGTCTACAACAACCGCTACGTCTGCTTTTGCGACATCATCTGTATTGTCAAATACATTGCCGCCTTCATATAGGTACATGTGCATTATAATCTACTTAGCTCCATATCTAAAAATTGAGATAGTTGTGGGTTTCTATCTGCCAGTGGCTTGCCACTTTGAACATGGAACCACGTTCCTTTTTCATTTTTTGCGTAATCTTGATTCTTATATCTTACAACAGTTGGCGCAGGTCTTCCGCTTGGCAATTTACCACCAATGTGTAGAACTTGTACGCCCGATGGCAGTGTTGTTAATCCTTTATTGGTATTGTTCTTCTTTGCCTGAATTACCTGCTCCATAGAATCAAACATATTTTTAAAATATTTTTGTATTCCGTCTGGAGTTAAAGATTCTTTTCCTGGAGTAGGGCCGACTGTTTGACCTTTGGTTATAAATCTTGCGACATAATTTTGCAATCCATCAGGTGTATTTTCCTTAGGATTTGATTTAATCCAATCTTGCCACAGTTTGACATATTTCTGAGTAAGTGCATCAGACCGTGATGGGGATGCTGGGGCTGGCGCTACTGGTTGTTCTGCTGGCTTCTCTGCTGGTTGTGCAGTAGGAGTAGGTGCTGATGCTGCCGCCTGCTGTGGTTGTTGCTGTGCAGCCTGCTCTAATCCCTGAATAGTTTCCGGATTTCTAACAACGGTAACTTGGTCGTTCTCTTCGATTTCCCAATCACCATTTTCAGCTTTAACGGCAATTCCTCTCGAAGTCTTAACTTGAGAGCCAACTGGTGCTTGTGTTGGTTGCGCCTGGCGATTAGACTTAAAGCTAGCAGAGCTTGGTCTGTCTGGATTAGTTGTGCCAGTATCTGTATTAAGTGCTTCTGTAATTACTTCATTGATCTTCACTGCGAATTCTCCTCACACCACGCTTAAATTTTTCTGGCTCTTGGGTGCGGATTGAATTGATCAAACGACGCTCAAGCTCTCCGGCTTGTTCTGCATCGAAATTTTCGCGGATATAGTTAATCAAGTTGATAGCTCCTTGAATGACGTGAGTTGCACGACTTTCTACAATATTCTCACGGTCTTTCTGGACTAGCAATGTATCTAGTTCATCAAGGATACTTCGCGCTTTTTTCTGCACCTTTAACTCCAGTTTGTACTATATTTATAGAAAATCATTCCGAAGTGGATTTTAGCGAAGCCAACATCTGCTTCAACTTGGTGCTTTGTGCGCTAGAACCCGGCGCTGGGGCATCTTCTTCTGCATCAGTTACCTTAGATGTGCCCTTAATTTGGTTCAAAATGTTGTTAGGTTTGCTGAACCCACTGGTGCTGCCACCTTCTTGTGCTTCAAGTCCTGGGTCAGTAATACGCATTGTATCGATGTTGTACTCAAGATCCACCTTCATGCCAACACCTGTAGAACTACGCGATTTCATACACTGTATTTGATAACGTCCACGCTCGCGCATTGCTCTGCTTGTAAAGATACCAAATACGTTATCTGCTGTGTTAATCTTAGAAATACCACCCGATATGTGACTGTGGTCAAACTCAATCTCTTCAACTGCACTACGGTTTAACTGTGAAGCAGTAACGAATAGTACGTTTAATTCTTTTGCAAGGTTACGCAATTCTTCCGAAACATACTTGTCCTTAACGAACAAATCGTTGGGGCTAACTTTAGCAGATACGGGCATCAGCAAGTCCAAATAGTCAACCATAACAAAGTCAACTTTGATGCCTGTTTGAATCTGTACTTCTTTTAAGTATGCACGAATGTCGTTAATATTGCTCTGTGCTGGCAATCCCTTGATACGATATGCACCAGCTTTCTTAGAAACTAATCTAACCTTCAGCTCTGTGTTGTCAATGTCCTTGCGAATTTCTTTTGTTGACTGACTTGTCAACATAGCGTCTGTACGGAGACCAACAAGCTCTTCGGACAGTTCAAGTGTAATGTACACACCACTGAGCCCTTGTTGCAGCCAGTTCAAAGCAATGTTCATCATCACTAAGGACTTACCTGAACCAGATCCACCTGCAAAGATGTTTAGTTCGCCGCGGCTCATACCACCGTACAATATCTTGTCAACACTTGGCCAACCAGTGCTTACCTGCCTGCCACTGTTGAAGTATTTGTTGATACGTTCACCAGGTGTAGCAAAGTAATCAGTACCCATGTCTTTAGTTAGGGAGATTTGTACTGCGTCCTTGATAAGTTTTTCTACAGGATCGTAATCACCATTTTCAATTAAGTCTGCGGCTTTAAGAATAGCACGTTCAAGTTCTCTGCGACGAGAAAAGCCTTCAAACTCTTGGAGGAACCACTCCTGGTGTGATTCAATTGCAGTGGGGATTGGTTGTAGAGTTACACCAGTGACTGCTTTGATTTGTTCGTATGTTGGTAATGTCTTAAATTCAGTGGAATGCTTTTGAATAAACTTTGCTGCATCACGTAGATTGCGGTCAAAGTTATCGGGATTGTAGATGTTTTGCACACGCACAAAGCTCTGTGCGTCCTGCATCATCATCTCAAGAAATAGTTTTTGTAAATCTGAATTGTAGTCAGTTGTCATAGTTTATTGTATTTGACTTGTTGTCTTTTGTAAAGCATTTCGGCGCGGATTCTTTTGTGGCCCACGCAGTCCTCTCATTTTTTGTCTCGTTTCTTCCGATCTTGGAGTTCCAGGTTTTCCTTTCCTTGCTGCCGAAATCTTGGCCTTTGTCTCGTCCGACAATGGTTTACGTTTCTTACCCGATTGTGCCAGAGATATGTTTCTGCAATGCTCCTCTGTTCTCGGAGGTTTTGGTTTTCTGAGTTTTGCTTTATACTCCTCTGACCTCGGCTCTTTCAGTTTTTGCAAATGGGTCTCAGACAATACCTTACCTTTATTTGCATCCGACATCTTTTTTCGAATCTCAGCAGACGGATTACTGCATCCTTCGCCGCCATCGGTTTTGTTTCTCAGGATTCCTGTTCCTAAATCTTTTCTTCCGTACTTTGCAATCAACTCTATTTCAAGTAATCTTGCATTCTCCTGCGACAAATTGTCAGATATTATCTGTATTCTATTTTTGTCAGTGGGGAGATTAACACTGTGTTTCTTACTATACAATCGATTACCTTTTCCCTTGCCAATATAGTATGGCGTTCCATCTTCGCGGAGGTACTGATAGACGTAATAAATATTCATGCTGGCATGCCCTTATCATGTTAGAGCAGTTGGAGCCTGCAAGCTCGCGAACTGCACTTTTATTTATGACTTCTTTGCAGAATCTTTCTCTTAAGAAGCTCAATCTTTAGTTTGCTCGTTTCTTTTCCTTCAAGTATCGCCTTCAAAGTAAAGAGTTTGCCGTATGTCTCTACAGCTTTGCTTGCATCCTTGCACGTTTCCATCCAAATTGGGAATGAGACATTCCATCCATATTCGATTGCTCTGTCAATCAATGTAGAGCCAGCCTTGTCAGTGTCGGGAACCACAATAACTTCTCGTCCTAGACTATCAATGATGTCGGCTTGTATTTCGTTGCACTCGCCACCTAATACAGCAACACCATCTATTGCCATTGCATCAAAGGGGCCTTCGACAACAATAACAAACTTAGAGTCTCTCAGTTGTTTGTCTACATTGAATACGTAGTTGGGTTCTATGCTTGAATAGTACTTCGGTTTAACAGTATCGTCTTTGACAAACGTTCTAGCTGTGTAGCCAATGGTTTCATTCTTCCAAGTAAAGGGAATGATTATTCGTTTGTTCAAATTGTACTGTGTCTCGGGTGTCCAGTAGAATTTATATTTAATGGTATTGACGTATCGATCTTTTGTTACGTATGAGACTGCATCAATAAATTGCTGTGGTACGTTTTGATAATCGCCAATCTCATAAAACGTCGCAAGCTCACTAATGTTTTTCGCTTGCTCTGGTAACTCCCTTACCTTGAAGGTAACCTCTTCGTGGGTTTCTTCTTTAGCAGATTCTGGAGCAACTAGTTCTTTGATTCGGATGGCATCAATAACCAAACGTTTGATCAGTCCTTCATCTGCACCTAACCACTTTAACAGTTTTCGAAACTTGAATGGTAGGTGCCTGCCTGGAACATAACTGGCTTTGAACTTGCAGTTGAAACAGTGGTATGATACGCCACCATCTGGATTGAGCATAACACCGCCCCTACCGCGTGTATCTGCTGTTTCCCCATTATGGTGGCAGCAAGGTGCATTAAAACTAACCCAACCAGAAGATGAGTTAGTTTTACGCTTTGCGGGTAGAAGAGTTTTGAATTCGTTTTGGATAGAGTGTAACATTCGTAATAGTATATACTACGAATGTTAAGAACTCAAATATTTCTCTATCAGATTAGTAAGCAGTTGCTTGGAACATCAAAATGGTACTTGCTGGCCAAGGGGCAGTTACAGCATTTGCCATCCACATATTGGTTACTGTAACCGATACGTTAGATGTTGCGTTAACCACGGTCATCTGTGCCAATGTTGGGTTTAGGATCGAAACTTGTGCGTTCCAACCGTTTACCGCTGTTGGCAATCCAACAATACCAGCAGTTGCAGTACCGCCTGTACCTACGTTTACACGGAAGGTGCTTGAACCGTTATTCGAAACAATAGCGTTACCTGTACCAAATCCACTTGCAATTGTTGGTGCAGTTGAGTTCCACAACATTGTTCCGCCTGTTGTAGCAACACCTGGTACCGATACAGCGTTAGAAGTAAACTGTGCCATCTGCACGTTACCAACACCGTTGTAGTACAATGTGATGCTGTCAGCAGAACCGACGCTAATACGTCCATTACCTGTTAAGTAATCAACTACGATACCGTCAGTAAACGGACCAAACACGTTACCAGTTGAAATAAAACCGTTACCTGCTGTTGTGATGTTAGCTGTTACAACGTTACCGGTTACAGTTGCACCAGTGCTTGCAAATGATGCAAGTTGTGTAGTTGCTACACCACCTGTGTATAGGTTAATTGTATCAGCAGCACCAACACTAACACGGCCGCTACCAGTTAAGTAGTCAACTACAATACCGTCAGCAGCTGGACCAAAGAACGAACCAGTTGATATTACACCATTGCCCACAGTAGCAATATTAGCAGTTGTGATATTACCAGTTACAGTTGCACCAGTGCTTGCAAATGATGCAAGTTGAGTAGTTGCAACACCACCCGTGTATAGGTTAATTGTATCTGCTGCGCCTACGCTAATACGACCAGTTCCTGTTACATAATCCGATACGATACCATCTGTAAATAATCCTGCTTGTAGGTTACCTGTTGCTACAGAACCGTTAGCAAGAACTACGTTAGCTGCCAGATTCCATGTTACGGTACCATTCGCAGATTGCGTAATAGACATATTGGTACCTGGGTTGTACACAGGTTGCATTGCCCACCAGTATCCTAAAGCCTTAGCTATGACGCCTAATGTTGCATACGCTGGGACTGTAACACCGGCATTAACCGATGCATTTTCAATACGGTCGCCAACGTTAGGATATACAACAATTGATTGTGCAGTATTGTTTGTAATACTAATTTCGCGGCCGATAGTTACAAACGGAAGAACAACTCCGCCTGTACCACCAACTACGAAAGTATTATCTGCGGTAATTGCAGTAGCGGTACCTTGGTTTGCACCAGCAGCGTTAACGTTAGCAGTGCTAAACAAGAATGCAACACCAGCTGAGATATTGCCAGTAGCTGTTATACCACTGCTGTTAATCAATGCAGCAAGACTTGAACCAACACCGCCGGTGTAGAAGTTTAATCCGTCTGCGGTACCAACACTAATACGTCCATTACCAGTTACGTAGTCAACTGCGATACCATCTGTGAATGCGCCAAACAGATTACCAGTTGAAACAAATCCATTGCCTGTTGTTGTGATGTTAGCTGTTACAAGGTTACCCGACAGAGTAGTACCAATGTTTGCAAATTGTGCAAGTAAGTTAGTAGCAACACCATTGTTGAAAATGTTAAATGTATCACCAAGTCCAACACTAATACGACCTGCTCCGTTTAGATAGTCAACTACAACACCATCTGCATATGGACCAAAGAATGTACCAGTTGAAACTAAGCCATTACCAACGGTTACAATGTTAGCTGTGGTTGTGTTACCAGCAATAGTTGTACCAGTGCTTGCAAACTGTACGATTTGGTTAGAACCAATACCACCAACATAAAGTGATAGTACATCAGATGCACCAACACTAATACGTCCAGTACCTGTTGTGTAATCTGTTACGATACCATCAGTGTAAGGACCAAAGAATGTACCAGTTGAAACTACGCCGTTACCAACAGTTACGATATTAGCTGTTGATGTGTTACCAGATATAGTTGTACCTGTGCTTGCAAACTGTACGATTTGGTTAGAACCAATACCACCAACATAAAGTGATAGCACGTCAGCAGCACCAACACTAATACGACCAGTGCCGTTTGTGTAATCAACTGCAATACCGTCGGCAAATACACCAAATAAGTTACCAGTTGAAACAAATCCGTTGCCGGTTGTTGTAATGTTAGCAACTAAGATGTTACCAGTTAGTGTTGCGCCAGTATTTGCAAACGATGCAAGTTGAGTTACACCAATACCACCATTGTAGATATTCAATGTATCTGCCGCGCCAACACTAATACGACCAATGCCTGTTGTATAATCGACAACAGTACCATCGGTAAATGTACTGCTAATAATATTTCCTGTTGCCACTATACCATTAGAGAACGAACTCTTAAATGCTATGATGTTACCAGCTGAGATATTACCAGTTGCAGTTGTTAAGTAGATTGCAACGTTTGAGTTGGCACCAGTAGCCAAGCTATTAGTTAATGTGTTTACATAGGCAACCACTGCGTTATTGGCAGTTACGATAGCTGCATTAGCACCTGTTACATTGGCTGTCATAGCCGAGTTCAATGTGTTTACATAGGCAACTACTGCGTTGTTGGCAGTAACAATATTACCGTTAGCCGACGCGGTGTTTGCGATAATTGTGTTAGCTAAAATTGCATCTTGTGCAACGATATAACTTACTACCGCATTGTTTGCAGTAACAATCGCAGCGTTTGCACCAGCGACGTTTGATGCCATTGCCGAGTTTAAGGTGTTTACATATGATACCACTGCGTTGTTAGCCGTAACAATAGCAAGATTGGTACCAGTTACGTTTGCTGCCATATTAGCGTTCAACGTATTAACGTATGCCACCACTGCGTTGTTAGCGGTTACGATAGCTGCATTAGCGCCTGCTACGTTTGATGCCATTGCTGAGTTCAATGTATTGACGTAAGCTACTACTGAACTGTTGGCAGCGATGATTGCTCCATTAACTGTGGTAATATTTGAAACAAGTGAGTTGTTTGTTGTTCCGTTTAAGGTATTGACATAAGATACAACCGCATTGTTTGCTGTAACGATTGCAGCATTAGCTCCATTTACGTTACCAATCATCACTAGATTTAGTGCATCAGCATAATTCTTCATGCCAACGTTTGCAGTAACGATTGCGGCA